CTGAAGTGCCATGTCCTAAAGTAATGGCAGTTCCTGATACACCTGTACCTATTTGCACAGACTCACTACTATTGCCTGTATCTATAACTAAATAATTATCTGAGCCTTGTTTAATTGTAAAAGCAGTTGCAGAGTTATCAGATACTGCTACATTAATATCTGTTGCATCTGCACTAATAGAGTCAAGAGCAATGTCTCCAACATTTGTAATGTTATTATCACCAAAGCTAGTATTACCACCAAATGTTTTATTTGTTAATGTGTCTGTTGTATCTGTTCCTATAAGAGTAGTTGTAGCAGTTGGAAAACTTATAAGAGCTTCAGAGTGATTAATTTTATTAGAACCACTAACAACTGCGTGATTACCCATGTAAGCATGAGATGAACATTGATAATATAATATACTTGGAGTGTCTTCATCTACATCTATTTGAGTGTATGCTCCTGCACTTCCGGGAGTACCATTTGTTGTAACACCTGTAGTGTAGGCAGTAGTTTTATCTGCGTCTAAATAAAATCTTAAAGGATGTCCACTATTACTACTATCTGCTTGGTCAAATTTATAATAATATCCTGAGTCAGATGTTACATTGTCTACACCATGTAAAGTTAAGGCAGGAGACTCTATACCATTTAAAAAGTAAGCATTGCTACTTCCATCACCATTATAAGGGTGTGCAGCAGTTTTACTAGCAACTGTAACTGTTATTGTTATAGGAGCAGAGGAACTACCATATATACCTGCGTGTGAATCAGCAGAACTTATACCTACATCTTCTAAATCTTTTCCTTGAGCATCTAAGTCTCCACCTAATTGTGGAGTTGAGTCTTCTACTACGTTAGATATAGCAGCACCTGATACTGCTAAACCTGATACGATTGCACTTCTTGTAATCTTTTTAAGACCACCACCTGAAGTATCTACTGCTAAAAATACATCATCATTAGCCACTGTAGATATTTCTGATAAGTCACCCACTGCTATGGAGTTAAAATTTGTTCCGTCTGCAACAAGCAAGTTACCTGATGTGTTAGTTCCCATAGTGATGTCATCACCTGAGACTGTCAAGTCACCTGTAATACTTAGATTTCTAAAACCACTTACATCTTTATTTGAATCAACAACAACTGCTTTTGAAGCTACAACTGTACCTGCAGTTGAGCCATCAACAAAATTTAATTCTGTAGCAGTGGATGTAACACCATCTAGGATATTAAGTTCATCTGTTGTAGCAGTGACACCATCCAATAAATTTAGCTCTGTTGCAGTTGCAGTAACTGCTACATCCTCATTTACTTTTGGTGAAGTTAATGTCTTATTTGTAAGAGTTTGTGTACCTGATAATGTTGTTACAGTTGAATCTATTGCAATAGTAACTGCGTTACCACTTCCACTAGTATCAACACCTGTGCCACCTGTAAAAGTCATGGTCTCACTATCTAAGTCAATGCTTAAAGCACCTCCACTATCAGCTTGAAAATCTAAGTCTTGTGCAGTTAATTGTGAATCTACATATGCTTTGATAGATTGTTGTGTAGCTAATTTAGTAGCACTGTTAGAAGACATATCGTCTTCATCTTTAATTCCTGTAACTGTTGCACCATCACCTGCAATATTTAAACTTGTATTCGCTACAAGTGTTGTGCCTGTAATAGCTGCTGCAGTTGAGCCACCAATAATTGCATTATCAACAGTACCCCCATTTATATCGGCAGTATCTGCAACTAAACTATCTATATTAGCAGTTCCATCTAAATGTAAATCTTTAAACTCAAGACTACTTGTTCCTAAATCAATATCATTATCAGTAATAGGAACAATAGCACCATCTTGTATTCTTATTTGTTGTACAGCAGAACTTGATACTTCTACATAAAATTCTAAATGATTATTTGATTCATCTATTAATATTTTATTATTTGCGTTACTGTCTGATAAAAGACTGATAGGTCCACCTTCACCTGCATCACCATTGTGTGTATGTCCTGTGCTTGATGCAAAGGCTGCTAATAACTGATTAAACTCATCATTGGTATGAGCAGCAGTGATTGTATCGCCATCGCTATACGAAGACTGTCTTGTATATGTAGCTCCCATTTATCTCCTTGCTCCTGTTTGATATTCTAACTGAAATCCTTTTAAAGAATATGGTGCAGTAGAACCACCATCATTTACTCTTAACGCAACTGCAAATCCTGAACCCTCAACTGCTTGTCTTACAAGTGGTTGTGAAGCACCACCATATGTTCCTGTGTTAGTAGAACTTGCACCATAAGTTGCAGTGCCATATATAGCTGCAACATCTGCCGAGTCTAGTTCATATGCTGCAGGTCTCGCAGAATCTTTTGATTCATAGTCATATCTTAAAAACAAATCTGCATCTATAGTTGATTCAGGTTTAAAGTTTACGATAACACGTTGCATATGTTTACGTATACCTGCATCACCAAATGTCATATCAGGACCTCTATATTTACCTAATATAGCAGTTCCATCAAAGTCATTACCTGATTCCTGTCTATATATATAGCCACCACTGTATGCTCCATGTAGTGTTATTACATCTCCTGCAGATACAAATGTATCTGTAGAAGCAGGTTTTATTCCTCTTAGTTTAGAAAACTCAAAACGTTGTCCTTTTAGAACACATACAACACCTTGAGTAGCATTATCGGCAGTTCCTGCTTTAGTAAAAAATATTCTATACTGCGTTTTATCAGGTATAACTACTGACTCAAATTCTGATGCACTATCTAAGTTATCATCAAATAAACTTTGTACATTAGAACTTATAGTACCCAATTCAACGTCACCAATTCTTGCAGTACCTGCGATAGTTCTTAATCCATCAGGACCTAAAAATATTAAGTCACCTGCAAATTCTTGGATTGTATCTCCGTTGATACATCCTATGTCTCTCGTTACTGCAGTTACTGAAAAAGTTGCTTGAGAAGACCCTGATAATTTAAATATTCTATTTTGACAGAATATAAATAAATCTTCTCGGAAAACTTTAAGACCTGTTATCTCATCATCAACTTTTATACTACCTGCACCAATCGCTACAGAAAAACTATTTTCTATAAAAGGAGCACTGAAAACTAACTCTTGTTTGTTTGCAGACATTCCTGCATAAAACATATGTTCTTTAAATGCTACTACAAACTTAGCACCTGCCACTGCAGGTGGAAATAAATCAGATACGAATGTACCAACTGCATGGTCTGCTGCAACACTACTGTTTTGTGCTCTTGTTACATGTGTAAATGTATTACCTGATATATTTTGATATGTAAATTGCTCATCCCCTATAATTAAAGAAGCTGTTCCTGAATCAGGGTCATTAAACTGAGAAGTGTCTGCTACTGTTATAGTGTGGCTTGAACTACCTGTTAAAGTGTCACTTGAACTAATCGCTACTAATAAAGTTGTTGATTGCCCTGTGCCTGTGCTTGTAGGTGCAACGTCTGTAGCAGTAAATGATGTATTAAATATTGTAGGTGCATTGTTTCCATCTACAACAATTAACTTATCATTACCATCAAAGTTATATCTTTCAAAATTATATTTACCTGCACTTGTTCTATTACTGTCTACTGTTGTCCATGAAGAACCTGCAGGGTCTGCAGTAAATATGTTTGTGCCTCTTGCTGCTACAACTTTATTTGCAAAAGTAGCAACCATTAATACTTTTTCTGAAGCAGAAGAAGTTTGTGGAACTATTGCAGATACATACTTACTAAATCCATTTATTCTTCTGTAGCCACCTTCTATATCAGGCTCAAAGTTTTCTAACTCTAATGCCTCACCCGGTTGCATTAAGAAGGTAGAACGATTAAGAACTAATCCACCTTCACAGTTAAACGCTACAGGTGTTACCTGTGATAAATCAGGCATTAGTTTAACCTTGCGTTAAGTGTATTTGCTCCATAAGTACCTGCTCTTGGTATATAAGTAGAACGAACATATTGAAATTTATTAACAAGTAAAGTTTGCATATTTTTTATACCCTGTTCAAATCTTTGAAAATTTAATTGATATTGGGTTGTCTCACCTCGGTATTGATATACAAAAGCAGTTGCTCCATCTATTATAATTGCATCAAATCTTGATGGTATACTTGTTGTATCGGTTGATGCAGATAAATCTGAAGGAAAAGTAAAATGGTCAAATTTTATAGAGTAAGACCTATTAGGGAAAGGATATAATAAATAATTATTATCAGGTGTTCTAATTACGTGTTCAGGGACACCTCCTTGGTCAAACTGTGCTACTGTTACACCACTTGCGATACTAGAAGCAGTAGTGCCTCCTGCACCTCTAGTACAACCTGTAAATGTTGTGCTAGAACCTATGGCAGTGTATGTTATTTCTTCATTACCTATGTGCAATGTTCCTGAAGAATCAAAACCTGATGTACTAGCTACTGTTATGGTTTCAACGCTATCAGTATGTGTTGTGCTTGTTGTAGTTGTATTTATTTCATCTTCTTGGTCACTTACAGAATTTATATATTCATTGTAATCTAATTGTGACAATCTGTATCCTGAGTTACCTAAATCACTATCTTTAACTATTCTAAAAGTATTATAATCTACTGTTTTTGCAGAGGTAGGGATACTGTACCTAACCACACCTGCAGTTACTGTTTTTGTTTCTGTTGCATGATTGAAAGGATAATTAAACTCTCTTTGATTAATATATCTAATTGATTCATTTACTGCATTTTGTGCCTGAACTTGTATACCTCTTGCATTAGTAAAATTAGATGAAGTAAGTTGGACTTCATTTAATCTAGCTAATACACCATTTGTTAAATTTAGATAAGTTCCTGACATTTATAATTCCTAAAAGTGTAGAGGAGCAAGTTGCCCTGCTCCCCTAGAAAAGTTACGCTAACTGGTCTCTATCAACCTCATCAGGCTTATCATCTAAGCCATGACCTGCTAAATCAATAACAGTTGCATAGACTCTTAGTCTGCCTGTAGCTGGAGCAGCACCTGCAATCGTACAATCAATGGTATCAGTTGATGTGATAAATTGAGTGTAAGTTGAAGCTGCACTTCCTACAACAGTGTTAGTTTGACCATTAGTTCCTGCTGCACAAAAACCTGTAGAGGTTATATCTGCACCATCAATAATGTCATCACCACCACCAAAGTCCATGTCAAGAGTACAACTTGAAGTAAATGCTTTCATTACTTCTGCACCTGAATTTAGGACTAAAGTGTTTGCAGGGATTTCTAACACCTGAAAGACATCTCCGTCTGAGAAGCTACCACCTGCTGCTACTAACGCATCAATATCAAGGTAAGCCTCAATATTTCTCATTATAT